GCGCCGAGTTTGTGGGGGTAGCAGATGGGCCTGTTTGGGTTGTTTGGCGGTGCGAATAGCCTGGTGGCCGCCTCGGTGTCGGAGGGCGCGGCGGCGGAAGAGATCGCGCGTGCCAACCGCATCGCGCAGCGCTGGAAAGCCTACCACGGTGAGCACGAAAGGCAGCTCAAGGTGCGCCCCGGACAGCCCGATGACAACGTGATCGTCAACTATTGCCGGACGCTGGTGGACAAGGGTGTGAGCTTCCTGTTTGGCCAGGAGCCGCGGTTTGAATTGGACGAGACGGCCACGACGCCGGCGGAGGAGTGGCTGGAGGCGTGCTGGAGCGCGAACCGGAAGGCGACGTTCCTGCAACGGCTGGCCCTGAGCGGTGCGATCGGGGGGCATGCATTTGTGAAGATCGTGCCGGCCACGATACCCGGCAGCTACCCGCGCCTGGTGATCTTGGACCCGGCGACAGTGACGCCGACCTGGCAGCCGGATGACATCGAGAAGGTAACGCGCTACCGCATCCAGTACCCGGCGGTGGACCCCAGCACCGGCAAGACGGTGGTGATCCGCCAGCTCATCGAGCAGGACGGCGCCGTGTGGCGGGTGACAGACCAGGTGAGCCGGGCGGACAGCACGCAGTGGGAGACGACCGCGGAGGCGACGTGGCCGCATCCGTGGCCACCGATTGTGGATTGCCAGAACCTGCCCTGCCCGCATGAATACTGGGGCATCAGCGACCTGGAAGAGGACGTGCTGCAGCTGAACCGGGCGCTGAACTTCGTGCTGTCGAACCTGTCGCGGATCATCCGGTATCATGCGCACCCGAAGACCTGGGGCAAGGGGTTCGCGGCGAAACAGCTTGATGTTGCCGTGGACGAGACGATCGTGCTCCCCTCTACCGATGCCGAGCTGCGCAATCTGGAAATGGTGAGCGACCTGTCGAGTAGCATTTCAGTGTACGAACGGCTGCGCGAGGCGCTGCACGAGGTGGCGCGGGTACCGGAGGTGGCGACTGGCAAGCTGGACCGTGCGGGGGCGCTGTCGGGCGTGGCGCTCAAAATCCTGTATCAGCCGCTCATCGAAAAGACGGAGAGCAAGCGCCGGACGTATGGCGATCTGTTGGTGGAATTGAACCGGCGGCTGCTTGAGCTGGGTGGCTACGGCGAAGAGAACCGCACGCTGATCCACTGGCCGGAGCTGCTCCCTGTTGACGCACGGGCGGAAGCGGAGACGGCGCTGCTGCACCAGCAGCTTGGGGCAAGCGCTGATACGCTGCTGCAGCGGCTGGGGTTTGATCCGGACCTAGAGCGGGAGAAGCGCGAGGCCGGGGCGAAGGAGCTGAGCGACCGGCTGCTCGCGGCATTTGACCGCGGGGAACGCTGATGGACCGGGAGGTGACGCGGCCCGGCAGGATCTATCAGGTGGCCGCGGAGCATCGGCGGGCGCTGCTGGCGGGCGAGCGCGATGCGGCGGCGCGGATGGTGCGCGCCTATGGCGAGGCGTGGAAGCGCATCCAGGCTGAGCTCGAGTACATCACCCAGCGGATTGAGGAGGCCAGGCGGGCCGGCGAAGAGGTCTCGGCAGCGTGGCTTTACCGCCAGCGGCGGTGGCAGGCGCTGCGCGAGCAGGTGCTGGCCGAGGTGCAGCGGTTCGCGCAGCAGGTTGAGGCGAGCGTGCGGGCGGAGCAGGCGGAGGTCGTGGCGGCGGCGCAGGAGCACGCGCGCGAGCAGGCGCAAGTGGTGGCGCAGACGCCGGAGGGCGCGGCGCGGATTGCGGCGACATGGAACCGGGTGCCGGCGGAGGCGACTGAGGACCTGGTGGGGTTCCTGGCGGACGGCAGCCCGCTGCGCACGCTACTCGATGGGCTGGGCGCGGAGGCGAGCGTCGGGGTGCAAAGGGCGCTGTTGGTGGGGCTGGCGACCGGCCAGAACCCGCGGAAGATTGCCCGGCTGGTGCGGCAGGCGTTTGGGGTGCCGCTCTCGCGGGCGCTGACGATTAGCCGGACGGAGGTGCTGCGGGCCTACCGCGAGAGCACACGCCGAACCTACCAACAGAACCGTCACATCATCCGGGGGTGGCGGTGGCTGGCGGCGCACCAACCGCGTACCTGCCCGGCGTGCCTGGCGATGGATGGATCGATTCACGCGCTGGATGAACGGCTGGACGATCATCCCAACGGGCGTTGTGCCATGACCCCAATACTGATAAATGATGAGCCGCCGGCGCGGGAGACGGGAGTCGAGTGGTTCGAGCGCCAGGATGACGCGACCCAGGAGCGGATCCTGGGGAAGGCTGGGCTGGCGGCCTACAAGGCCGGCGCGGTGACGCTGCAGGATTTCGTGGGCCGTCGCTACAGCGAGGAGTGGGGCACGACGCGCTACGCCAGGAGCTTGCGCCAGATACTGGGGCCGGAAGAGGCGCTGCGGTGGCGGCAGGAAGCGTGGGAGAAAGGCGCAGAGCGGGAACGCGACCACTGATTCTGGGGCTGGTCAGAAATGGCCGGCACCTGCTGATTCCAGGAGCACAACGATGGAAGAGACTAAGGTCCAGGAGACCACAGAGGGCGGCCAGGAGCCGCAGAACCAGCAGCAGACAGCGGCTGCTGGAGCTCAGCTCGGCCAGGAGCCGGCGGCTGAGCAGTTCGACGCGGAGTACGTGCGGAAGTTGCGAGCGGAGGCAGCCGATTATCGGAAGCGGCTGCGAGAGCTGGAACAAACGGTCAAACAGCACGAGGAGGCGAAGCTCAGCGAGACCGAGAGGCTCCAGAAGCGGCTGGCCGAGCTGGAGCGCGAGCAGGCGGCGTATCAGCGCGAGCGCCAGGAGCGCACGCTGAAGTATGAGACCATGCTCGCGGCGAGCAAGCTCGGCATCGTGGATCCCGAGGCCGCATACAAGCTGCTCGATCTGACGCGGATTGAGTTCGACGAGGATGGCACGCCGCGGAACATCGAGGCCGCGTTGAAGGAGCTGCTGAAGGCCAAGCCGTATCTGGCTGCGCAGCCTGCGGCCATCAGCGGCAGCCCGACCAACCCGGCCCGAACGGGAGCCGGCGCGAACGACGCGTTTACGGCGGCACTCTACCGGGGGGCCGGGCTGAAGAAGGAGTAGACGATGGCGAACAGCATTTACCTGGTCACGAAATTCGTCGAGATCATCGACGCGGTGTATAAGCAGGAGAGCCTAACCGCGCGACTGGATGCGATGACGCGTCCAGTGGAATTCGGTGGGGCAAACGAGGTGAAGGTGCTGAAGCTCAGCACTGTCGGTCTGGGCGACTACAGCCGGGCGACCGGATACCCGGCCGGCGACATCACCGCCGCATGGGAGACGATGCAGCTCACCTGCGAGCGTGGGCGAGCATTCAGCCTAGATAGGATGGACAACGAGGAGACGCTGGGGCTGGTGCTCGGCAACCTCATCCGCGAGTGGATGCGCGTGCACGTGGCGCCCGAGCTGGACGCCTACCGCTTTGCCGCCTACGCCACGGGCGCTGGCAACTATGTCGGCACCGCAGCGGCGCTGGATACGGCGGAGAAGGTGCTGAAGGCGATTGATGTCGGCATGGCGGCTCTGGACGAGGACGAGGTGCCTCAGGAGGGGCGCATCCTCTACATCAGCACGAATCTGTACCACCTGCTGAAGGGCGCGGTCACCCGCACCCTGGCCACCGAGACGGGGGTGCAGCGCAATGTGTTCACCCTTGACGACATGACCGTCGTGCCGGTGCCGCAGACGCGGTTCTACACCAAGATCACGCTGAACGCGGGGGCGACCTCGTCCGCCGGCGGGTTTGCCAAGGCAGCCGGTGCGCACGACATCAACTTCCTCATCGTGCACCCGAGCGCCGTGCTCCAGCCGATCAAGTTGAGCCAGGTCAAGTACTTTGACCCGGATACCAACCAGATCAGCGACGGCCACCTCTGGCAGTACCGGCTGTACCACGACGCGTTCGTGTATGACAACCGGGCGAACGGCATCTACCGGCATGACAAGAACAGCTAGCAGTAGGGGCGGTATCACCGCCCCTCATCTACCTGGACTACTACGAGGGCATCGCGACGGAGACGGAGGAATAGTGACATGACCGTGATTGCCGGTTCTGACTGGCTGGCGAAAATGCCGGCGCATGGGCGCCACGTCGTGACGGCTGCTGAGGCGGTCGCCAACGTGGCCGCGATTGACACTGACAAGCCGGGCGCAACGGGCTTTCTGGTGCAGGTGTGGCGCTCCGGCGTGGACGTGACCTCCGACGCGGTGGTGTCAATCGCGGCGGGCGTGTTGACCGTGGCCGACGGTGCGGCGACCTACAACATGGCCGCTGGCGACGTCATCAACTGGATTGTGTTCGAGGGATAGCTGATGGACGAGTTCATCGCCCGCGTGCGGCTGCTGATCGGCGACCCAG